GCGCGTCGTAATAAGCCATGCTACGCTCCCAACCGCTCGATCGGCACCTGATCCATCGTGCCGTCGTCGTAGTGGCGCAAGCCCATGCTCGCGCGGCCGTCCTTGCCGCGGACCAATTGCAGCTTCTTGATGCGCGGCGCGCGCGCCGGCGGAGCGATCTGTTGCTGTTGCGCTTGGCGCTCTTGATCCTGGCGCGCGGTCTGCTCAACCGTCTGCTGGCGCGTGAACTGATCTCCCTCGACCTGGTGCCCGAATTGCCGCTCCTCGAGGCTGCGCGCGCTGGCATGCTCGTGGAGCCTCATTGCCGCGTCGGCATTGAACTCCTCGCGCTGAGCTTGGAGGCGGGTGAAGTCCATTTGCCGCTGCGCCTCGATCTTGGCGAGCGCGACCGTGAGATCGTTCTCGAGCTGCGCGTGCATCTTCTGCAAGTCGATCTGGCCCTGGACCTCCATCTCCTTGAGGCGCATCTGCATTTCCGCCTGCATCTCGGCCATGCGCATTTGCATTTCGCCCTGGTGGCGCTGCTGGTCCGACTGCGCCTTGATCTGCGCGGCCTGGACGTGCGGGTCGGGCTGCTGCGGGGCCGCCTGCTGCGGCGGCGCGGTCGCCGGATCGGTGTAGTAGGGCTCGACGCTTTTGAGCCCAATGAACTCGATCACCTTGGCGAGCTTGTTGAATACGTTCTCCGCGGTGACGAGCGGGCCGTTCAAGCCCTGCTGAAGCTGGATGATCTCCTTGTCGAGCTGCAGGAGCATATTGAGCGCTTGGAGCTGCTGGGCGCGGTTCCCGGTGCCGATGCCGACGGTCACCGTCATGTCGTATTCGTCGTCCCACTCGCGCGGATCGATCGGAACCCATTTCTCGCGCAGGCGGATGATGCGCGGACGGTTCTCGTTCTGAGACACGAGCTTGAGGATCTTGCGGAAGGCGGCGGCGAGGCCGATCTCGGCGAAGCAGCGGGCCACCAGCTCGAGCCGCTCCTGCGTCGAGTTCTCGACCAGATTCGCGCCGGTCGCGGTCTCGGTATAGGCATTGTTGAGCGTGTCCTCGCCCGGCCCCACGGCGAAGCGGCGCACGCCGGTGCGCTGCTCGCGGACCTGGTCCATGTAGCCGATGAGCTGGAAAGGATCGACCCCGAGCTCGCCCGCGGGGATGGGCGTCATCGCGCCTTGGCTCTTGACGCGGACGATGCCGCCGGGGCGCCGGGTCATAAGGTCATCGAGATTGACCTGATTCTCGATGACGGCAACCTGCGGCATGATGGCGTTGTAGCCGTGATCGAGCGCCGTGCGCACTAGCGTCGATTTGATGAGCTGAATGTCCATCGTCTGATCGGCGACGGACTGGCCGTAGAATTTGTGCGGCATCGGCACCGGCGTCAGCGCGGCGAACGGGTGGTCGTCGATCTCCTCATTCGACAGGATGACGGTGGCGCCCGGCGCGAAGTTGCCGCTCTCGCCGGCGAAGACGATCTTGCGCATCTCGGCGATGCCGTCGCCGTCGAAATCGACCTTGAGATAGCACTCGTTGACCCAAACCTCCTTCATCGACGGGTCGTAGTTGTTGCCCGTGCGATAGGGCAGCTCGTCTTCTTGACGGAAGCGTTCGAGCCGCTCCAAGTTGAAGTCGGAGCTGTCGCCCTCGCCCAGGTTCTTCACCAAGTCATGGTCGAATCCCATCTCCACGAGATCGGAGATCGTCTTCTTGGCGCGATGGGCGGCGAAGGGGGTCTCGTCCAAAGAGATCGCGCGCCGGTCCATGAGGAACTCTTCGCCGGGAATGGCGAGGATCTTGATCCGTCCGCGCTTGTTGGTGCGGCGGATGATGATGTCGTGGAGATTGGGCGATTCGGGCGGCGGGAGCGGCTGCGTTGCTGGCGACAGCCCTGGCTCCGCGCCGCCTGGTGTCGCTCCCGCCAGCGGCGCAGGCGCCGGCATAATCGGCGCCGGCTGCGCCAGCAACGCCGGGTCAGGATAGCTCGTGTGCGAGAGGACCTCCATCTCCTCGTCTTCGGCGTCTTGGAGAAGCAGGCTCAGCTCCTCATCGGTCAGGCCCTTGTAGACTTCCTTCGCGGTCTCGGTCTGCGTGTCCCACCAAATCTTGATGGCGCCGACGCGGTTGAGCATCGCGTCCTTGAACCAATCGAACATGATTTGGAAGCCGCGGTTCTGCTGACGCCAAATCCAGTTGCAATAGTCGGTCGCCTGCTTTGCCGATTCCTCGGATTGAGGGCGCGTCGGGTCGAAGCGCACGATCTCCTCGCCGGCACCGAAGATGCGCATGAGCGAGGGCATCATCGAATCTATCGCCTCGGCCACGTCGCGCGAGACGACCTGGCTGCGCCCCTCCTGCTCGTTGCCGAAGGGCTCGCCCTGGTAGTATTGCATCGCGGTGACGCGGGCCTTCGACAGTTTCCCGCCGTAGTACCCTAGGGAATTCGTCACCTTGGCGTTGAGGATGCCCTTGAGCGTGCCCTCGTCCATCGGACGCAGCTTGCGCTCGGCATTGCCCTGGATTTGAACCATGGAACCTCAAGTGGAGCGAATGGCCGTCGGTTTCAGATAAGCAACCAAGCGGCGCAGGCGGTCGCGGCTGCCCAGCAGCCGAAGATGCCGGCGAAAAAGCCGAAGGCGGCGCCCACCCAGAACATTGCCGCGCAAGTCACTTCTTCGCCTTCGCCGTCACTTCCCGCGGCCCGAGCTGCACGAGCGCCTCGGCGATCTTGCCCTCGAGGACGTCGACGCCGCCGGCGAGCTCGCCGATGAAACGCTGCAAGTCGCCCATCCCGTTCATCGAAGCAGCCTTGTCGCCCCAGCTCGTCGGCTGCGAGACACCGCCCCGCTGCTTGCGGTCGTAAGCCGGGGACCAATCCGTCTTGAACCCGAGCGCCACGCGAATCCGCTCAAGCCGCATCTCGGCCTGGTCGAGCGCGGCAGCGATGTCGCGCGCGCCGAGGACCCACCCCATTTGTCCGCTCCCGGCGAGAAGATGGACGCGCTCGGCGAGCGACATCGGCGCTGGCTGCTTCATACGATTCCCTTGCTGATCTTGGAGTAGTCGAGCTTCCGCGACCACGCATCGTCGCCGGTGATCCCGGCCGCCGCGAGCTCGGCGAAGGCATCGGAGCCATGCGAGGCCCAATCGTGCAGCGGCCGGTCGTGGAAGACCTTCCGCTTCTCGTCCCACTCCTTGCGGTATTGTCTGAGCGCGTCGATGCCGCGCTGACATTTCACCTTGTCAAACCAGCAGCGCGGCAGCAGCAGGCGAACGCCGTTGATCGAATCCGCCTTGGCGCGCGCCGGCATGACGCGATGGTTGAAAAGGCCGAGCGAGTGCAAGGTCTCAAGCCGCGAGACGCCGGTGCCCAGCTCCTTCACGTCCGCGTCATGCGGCAGGATGTGCTCGGCATAGACGTAGGGGCGCTCCTGAAGCTGCTTGGCGTACCAGGTAAGCCCGACGCCGCTGTTCTCGAGATAGTCGATGCAGCGGATTTCCTTGCCGACGAACTGCACAAACCAGATCGCCGTCGAATCGCCGATGCCAAGATCCCAAGCGGTGTAGACCTTCGCCTTGGGCTCGTAGGGAACCGGGCAGATCCGCTTGTCGCGCTCGGCCGCGGTCATCTCCGGGCCGTAGTAGGAACCGACCACCGCGGCGTTGAAGTCGCAATGGTATTCCTGATTGAACAAGTTGGTGCCGTCCTCTTGCCCGTACTCCGTCACGTATTCGCGCAGCTCGGTGGCAAGCTCGGCGGCCGTAAAGAGACCGGTATCCTCGGAGCGTAGGCGCTCGACGAACCACGCGGGATCGCCTTGATGGCCCTCATAGAAGGTGGCGCCGTGGTTGCGCCCGCGCGGCGTGTAGATGAAGACCGCCCAGCCGCCGTTCTCGCGCAGAATCGGCCGGACATAGGCCCAGGCCTGCGGATCGGCGAGCGCCCATTCGGAAAAAACCACGCCCACCGGCGGCGACCCGACCAGCGAATTGTAATTGTCCGATCCGATGACCTGCCAGGTCGAGCCGGGCCGGATACGGATGAACATCTCGTTGTCGCGCGTCGTGGAGCGCACGGCCGGAGGAAAGGCCTCGTCGATGCGGCGCTTGCCGGTATGCGGGTTGATCGCCTCCCAGATCGCCTTGCGGGCCTGGCTCGCCTCGGGGAGCATGTGCCAATAGGTGCCGATGCGGCGGTGCATCGCGCAGGCGGTCCAGTGGAGCGCTACTTCGTCCTTGCCCGAGCGGCGATGCCAGACCGCGACCGCCCGCTGGCCGCCATTCTCAAGATGCGTCCAGAGCTTCTTTTGATAGAGGCGCGGCTGCCAATTGTTGAAGGGGAGCCTGATGCGGAGCGGCACTTCACGAATCTGCGCGCAAAAAGTTACAAGGCATTAACGCCGCGCCGTGAGCTGGTCCCGCGTGATTGGAAGCATCCATTCCGGCCGCTCGACGACCGGCAAGCGGGCCGGCATCTTCGGCTTCTCACGTAGCTTCTCTCGAGGCGCCCGCGGCTCGAGTTGCCGGCGGGACTGCACGCGCTCGACCAAGCCGTCGCGCACCAGGCGCCGGCGCAGCTCCTTGGCGCGCTGGATCGTCAACTTGAGCAGCTCGGCGGCCTCTTTGACCGTCACGCCGCGCTTGAAATGCTCGATGCCCTCTTCGATCTGCCAATCGTGGAAAGGTTTTCGTCTCGGCATCAGCGGAAGCGGCGGTGCAGGGTCTTGGCAAAGCGCTTGAGGCCGTCGCCGCGCTTCTTGGGACGCTTCTTGACAGGCTTGCCCTCGCCGCGCGCGTTGCCGGTGGCGATCGCCTCGCCTTCAGGAACTCCGGCCTCGACCATGGCAGTCGCAACGCGGGCGGCCTTGGCCGCCGCTGGGCCTTTGAGCTTGCGGTTGTGCTTCTCGGCGAATTCCGGTCCGGTCCAAGGCATCGGAAAGTCCTTTGACGTACTTTACCCGGCGTCCGGGGGGAATTCGCCAGCCGGCCGCAGCTTGGCGCGAGCGGTGAAGCGCGAAGCCTTCCCGCGCGGCGCAAGCGCGTCGGCAGCGGCGCCGAACTTCTTCCGGACGTGATGCTGGGCCCGCTTGTGGCGCTTGCCATCCCGGCGGATTTCGCCGGCGCGGATCAAGGTGTCGGCGTCGTTGCGCGCCTCGTAATCCTCGTCGAGCGAAGGCGCCGCTGGTTGGCCTCTTGCCATGTCGTCACTCCATGTCCGGCCGCGAGAGTACGCTGTCGCGGCTAAAGCGGTTGGGCTTCGTCTTCCGGCCCTTGCG